GGTATGGAAGCGCGCGGGTTTCGGCTAATTTTTTGAGGGCTTAAGGGTTGTTTATGCAAGCAGCAAAACACGTGCCAGAATTGAGGCGGGCAAACAAGGCCGAGGTATCCGAGTTTTTCGGCGTGACTTTGCCCACTGTCAACGCCTGGATTGCCAGAGGATGCCCGGTGCTGCAAAAGGGGGCGCGCGGCATTCCGTGGGTGCTGGATCTGCTGGAGGTTGCGCAGTGGCGATTCCAGCCGCAAGGGGATGGCGACCCGGAAGACCCGGACAACATGACGCCGAAGGAGCGGCTGGATTGGTACAAGGGCGAGGCGGAAAAGCGCAAACTGCAGATCACCGACGGGGAACTGGTCGAGGCATCCACCCATGAGCGGCAAATGTCTGAACTGCTCAAAGTGTCGATTTCCTGGGCCGAAACCATGCCGGACGTGATGGAGCGAGAGGCTGGCTTAACCCCTGAGCAGGTCGAGCGACTGCAGGCGGCAGTCGATCGGCAGCGGGACCGGTTGCACTCGGTATGGGCTGGCGACGATGTATAAACCCGCTTTTGCGAAATCTGATCTGATTCGCCGCGACATCGCTGGCATGGCAAAGCCGCCGCGCCGCATCCGCGTCAGCCAGGCGGCGACCGAGGTGGTGCGGGTGGCATCGCCATCTGGCTCAAGCGAGTGGGATGCCTCGATTGCGCCCTACATCGTCGAGCCGATGGACATGCTGGCCAGTCGCCGCCACGAGGCCGTTGTTTTTGTTGGCCCGGCTCGATCGGGCAAAACGCAGGGACTGGTTGACGGGTGGGCCGCTTATGCAGCTACCTGCGACCCTGGCGACATGCTGCTGTACTTCCCAACCGAAGCCAACGCCTACGACTACAGCAAGCGGCGACTGCGCAGGATGCACGAGAACAGCCCGCGATTGGCAGAAATACTTTCTCCGCGTGGGCATGACAACAGCCTGGGGATGACGATCTACCGGCACGGCATGATTCTGTCCCTTGGGTGGCCGACATCCAGCCAGATGGCGCAGAAGGATGCCAGGTATATCGCGCTCTCCGATTACGACTCGATGCCGGACGATGTGGGCGGAGAGGGTTCGGCATTTGATCTTGGCAAAAAGCGCATACAGGCCATGATGTCGGCGGGGATGGCGATGGTGGAGTCCAGCCCCAAGCGCTCCGTGATCGCCTCGGATTGGCGACCGTCGACAAAGCACGAAGCGCCGCCCGTTGATGGTGGCATCCTCACGCTGTACAACAGAGGCGATAGGCGCCGCTGGTATTGGCCATGCCTGCACTGCGAGGAGGTTTTTGAGGCGCCTGGGCTGCCTGATTACGACGATCTCGGCGACGTGGAGGAGTCCGCGAAAACGGCAAGGGTTGTTTGCCCTAACTGTGGCGGTATCCATCTGCCGAGTGACAAGCGCGCATTGCAGGCAGGCGGGCGCTGGATAGCCGATGAAAAAACCGATGGCGCAACCTTGGCAACGTTTTGGGTCAAGGGTACGGCGGCCGCTTTTCAGCCTTGGCACAGCCTGGTGCGGAATCACCTGCTGGCCATGCGAACTTTTGAGCAGACAGGGCAGGAGGAGGCACTACGCACGACTGTCAACGTCGACCAGGGCATGCCGTACATGCCGCGCGCCATGCGTAGCGCCAGAACGGCAGAGCAACTTCAGGGCCGCGCCGAGTGGTGGGAAGTGCGCCAGGTGCCGGAAGGCGTGCGGTACCTGAATTGCGCGGTTGACGTGCAGGGCAACCGGTTTGTTGTGCAGGTCATTGGCCACGGCGTTGATGGTGAGCGGTGGTTGATTGACAGGTTTCAGCTCACGGAATCGCCGCGCACGGACATTGACGGCAACCCGCATCCGCTGGACCCGGCCGCCTATGCCGAGGACTGGCACGTGTTGGAGCCGCTGGCCTCGGCAGAGTATCCGCTGGCTGATGGATCTGGGCGAAAGATGCGCGTGCGCATGGTGGGTATTGACTCAGGCGGCAAGGGCGGGCCACAGGGCAAATCATCCACCACGCTGCGGGCCTACAACTTTTGGCGCGCGATGGCGCGCAAGCGCTTGGGCAAGCGCTTCCGTCTACTCAAGGGTCATCCAGGCGGCGACGGCAAGGCGATGGTGTGGCGCACGTTCCCCGACTCCAAGCGCAAGGACAGGGCGGCTGGTGCGCGAGGAGACATCCCGCTGCATTGGGTCAACACGTTGGCGCTGAAGGATCAGCTGGACCTTGACCTCAAACGCGAGGAACAGGGCGCTGGCTATATCCACCTGCCTGACTGGATAGAGGATGAGCTTTTTTCCGAGTTGTGCGCAGAGGTGCGCGGCCCGAAGAAATGGACAGCGAACGGCCGGAATGAAGCGTTCGATTTATTTGTCTACGATGCTGCGCTCGATCAAATCACCGCCCTGGATCGTGGTGGCTGGAAATCGGCCAAAGAAATTGATTGGGGCAATCCGCCTGCTTGGGCAAAGCCATGGGGTGACAATAGCCTTGTCACGAAAAATGGGCAGGAGGAAAAGCCTTTCCAGGTGAAGGCGAAAAAGCGCAGGCGAAAATCCAGCGCGCCGGATGGTTTCGCAAAAGACGGCTGGAGCCTATGAGCGACGCGCCAGACCTGATCGCAGCAATCGAGCAGGCATTGCGTCAGCAGTTGGTAAAGCAGGGCGTAGAGGCGACATGCGCAGAGATAGCGGCGAAAATCGCTACCGAGCACGTGCGGGCGGAATGGGGTGGCGAGCGGCACTACATCAAGAGCGATGCGCGGGCCAGCCGCAAGGCGCGCAACGCGCGGATCATTGCGGACTGGAAGGCCGGGAAAGATCGCGCAGAGATTGCCAAGCGCGAAGGTGTGGATAGGTCGACGGTAACGCGGGTGATCAACAACCATTTGGCCGCAATCACGCCGCAGGGGTTTGGTAGTGGGGAGTGGAATTTGTGAAAAAACACCAAGAGGATTGCCATGCTTACAACAGTGCCCACCGAATTTGAATGCACCGACGACGCCGGGGAACTGATTTTCAAAATCAGCGCCTTCGATGCGCATTGCGCCACGGTAGAAATAAGGTCGGCTGTTACGCCTGCCAACTGGCCGGCAATTTCCGATCGAATTTTGCATTGCCTAAACAGCATGAAACTTGGTGAGTCTCAGCTTGATGAATTAACCGCACAGGCGCAAAAACTGGACCTGGGCTATTGCGCCTAACAGGCATCAAGCGGCACCAGGCAGCTATAGCCTAGCGCCGAATCCCTACGCCGCGAAGGCGTACAGCTTTTTAACCGCCCGTGGCGTGCATTCAAGCGCAACGCTTTTGCCATCGGTCAGCGCGATATCAACAATCGTTTTCGAGTCTCCGTAATACGATCCGAAAACCGCCAGCAACACGCCGACAATCAACCCGATCACGTTAAACAGCACCGTGAGTACGCCGCCAACTACGACCAGGCCGAGCAGAAAACTAACGACGCTAAACCGCCGCTGCTTTTCTGTGCGAGCCTCTATCGCGCCGATCTGATTGCCCGTATAAACGCCGCGCGCCTGCCCCTCGATCACTAACCGCGCATCCCGGCTCAGATAAGCCGACCCGCTCGCGCCAAAACTCCCGCTGACAATTTTCATTTGCACCTCCTAACTTGTGCATCCCATGCCTAAGCGCTGCACACGCTTGCGGCGTAAAACATGCAGCATGGGATACCAGTATGCTCAATCCGATTTGGATGCGCTACACGCCGCGCTGGCCGCTGGTGAGCGCCGCGTGACGTTTGCCGATGGCCGATCGGTCGAGTACGAATCGACCGACGAGATGCTTAAGCGCATCCGGTTTATCCAGAAAAACCTGCGCGAGCAGTCGGGCAAGACGCGCCGCTTATACAGTGTAGCGAGTTTTGCCGATGGGTAAGCAGGTGATCCATTGGCGTGGCGGCCAGCCGGTAAAGGCATATTACGAGGCCGCGCGTCCAGATCAGCAACGCAAGCGCCGCCGCGAAACAGGCAGCGCTGATACCGCTGTTTTGCGGGCAGGGCTTTCCTTGCGCGAGCAGGCCCGCCACCTGGACCAGAACCACGACATCGCCCGTGGCGTGCTTGATGTGCTGGTTAAAAACACCATTGGCCATGCCGGCATCCAGGTCGACCCGATGCCGCGCGACCGCGAGGGACGCGTGCACAAGGCGTTCGCCCGCCGCATGCGCCAACTGTGGCGCGATTGGGAAAAAAAACCCGAGGTCACGCACCAGCTTGACTGGCCTGCGATGCAGCGATTGATCGCGCGCACCCGGTACCGCGATGGCGAAGCGCTGATTCAGCAGATCAAAGGCGTGCAGGACACGCTCGACCACGGCACCAAGGTGCCCTACAGCCTGGAAGCCATCGAGCCGGATCTGCTGCCGATGGACTACAACGACCACAACCAGCGCATTGTTGCCGGCGTGCAGCATAACGGCTGGGGCCGTCCGCGCTTTTATCACCTGTACCGCGAGCACCCTGGCAGCGCGTATACGCTGCCGACCGCGCAGCAGCTGCGGAATCCGAGCGCATCGCGGCCAAAGTAGCCGCGAGCATGGCGGCTTACATCAAAAAGGGCGATGCGGCCAGCTACGATCCCGTCGAGGACGAAGACGAAGACCCGCGCGATTTGCGATTCCGCCCTGGCATGGTGTTTGACACGCTTATGCCCGGCGAAGAAATCGGCACGATCGATACCAGTCGGCCCAACACCAACCTGCAGCAGCACCGTGATGGCCAACTGCGTGCCGTAGCGTCCGGCACCAACACCACCGCATCGAGCATCAGCAAGAATTATGACGGCACCTATTCCGCCCAGCGGCAGGAACTGGTTGAAGGATGGGGCGCCTATCAGATCCTGGCCGCTGATTTTGTCAGCCAAGTCAGCCGCCCGGTGTACGAGGCATGGATACAGGCCGCGCTGGAAGATGGCCAGCTGCTGATCCCGCAGGATCTGGACCCCGACACGATCAATGACGCGCAATACATCGCGCCGCAGATGCCCTGGATCGATCCGCAGAAAGAGGCAAACAGCTTCGTCACCCTGGAAAGCGCTGGCTATATCAGCGCGCCAGAGATTATCCGCCGCACCGGCCGCAACCCTGACGATGTGCTGGAACAGGAAACCGCCTGGCGCGAACAAGTCCGCGAGCGCGGCATGAATTTCGATCCGGTGTTTGGGCCGGTCGAATCAGAACCACAACCGACACAGGAGGGCGGGACGAATGCCCGAGTCCGAAGCATCAAGTAATCGCTGGTACCGCATCAAAGCGGCTGGCCCGCAGAACGCCGCCGAACTGCTGATTTATGGCGATATTGGAGAAAGCTGGTGGGAGGAGTCTGTCACCGCGCTGGATCTGGTGCGCGAACTGCAGGCGCTGGATGTGGCGGATATTACTGTTCGAATTAACAGCTACGGCGGCAGCGTTACCGATGGCCTGGCCATCTATAACGCGCTGCGCCGCCACCCGGCCACTGTCACTGTCGAGATTGACGGCATTGCCGCCAGTATCGCGTCACTGATCGCGATGGCCGGCGACATCATCAGCATGGCGGAAAACGCGCGCTTGATGATCCACGCGCCTTGGACCTATGCCGCTGGCAATAGCGCAACCCTGCGCGATGTGGCGGACCAGCTCGACGGATGGGCCGAATCGATGGCCTCCAGCTATGCCCGCAGCGGTAAAGACACGGCCGAGATTATCGATCTGCTGACCAGTGGCGAGGATTACTGGTACAGCGCGCAAGAGGCGCAAGAGCAAGGCTTTGTTGACAACATCACCGAAGCACTGGCCGTGGCGGCCAAGTACCGCGACAACCGATACACGAAACCCCGAAAAGCGGCAGCCGCCGCACAACCCCATCAGGAGCAAATCATGCCTGAAGTACAAAAGCCGGCGGCTCAAGATTCGACCGCCAATATCGAGCAGATTCGCGACGACGCCACCAAGGCTGCACGCGCAGCAATGGCCGCTCGCAATCAAACCCTGACCACCATCCGCGCCGTATCCACCAATCCGAAGGTGGTGGCGTGCATCAACGAGTGCTTGGCCGATGTCGAGATCACCCTCGAAGAAGCACAAGCCAAAATCCGCGAAGCGGGCAAAACCCAAGACGCCGAGCCGCTGAACGTGCAACCTGCTGCGCAAATCGCCGAAGGTGGCGACAGCATGGATAAGTTCCGCACCGGTGCGCGTGCTGCGCTGTCCATGCGGATGGGTGCTGAATCCGACGACCGCGCCAACCCATACCGAGGCCAATCGTTGGCACAACTTGCCGCAACCGCCCTGGGTATGCGTGGCGTCAACACCTCCGGCATGACCCGCGCGGAAATTGCAGACAAGGTATTTGCCGCCCACAGCACCAGCGACTTTCCTCTGCTGCTGGCCGACTCGGCCAACAAAGTGCTGCAGGATGCGTACATGGGCTTTGGCTCTACCTGGGGCCAGTGGTGCGATACCTCCGAAGTCTCTGACTTCAAGGCCAACTCCCGCATCCGCTTGGGTTCGTTTAACAACTTGGCGACCAAGCTGGAAGGCGGCGAATACAAAGCCGGTACGGTTGACGAGGAACGCGAAACCATCCAGGCAGCCACCAAGGGCCGTTTTATCCAACTGACCCGCGAGATGCTGGTCAACGACGACCTTGGCGGCTTTACCCGCATGGCCCGCATGCTCGGCACTGCAGCAGCTCGTACCGTCAACGCCGATGTGTACACCACGCTGACCAGCAACCCGACCATGAGCGATGGCACGGTACTGTTCCACGCCGACCACAGCAACCTGGCTGGTTCCGGTGGCGCAATCTCCGTTGCCACCTTGGGTGCAGGCCGGGCAGCCATGCGTAAGCAGAAAATGGGCGACGATTACCTGGGCATCCGCCCGGCCTATGTCATCGTCCCTGTGGCCTTGGAAGACACCGCGCGCCAGGTTATCGCCAGCGAAAGCGATGTGTCCAAGTCCAACAGCCGCGCGGCTAACCCGATCCGCAACTTTGCCGAGGTGATCAGCGACCCGTACCTGGATGCCAACAGCGCAACCGCCTGGTACCTCGCTGCATCTGCCATGGAAGCGCCGCTGATTGAGGTGGCATTCCTCGACGGCCAGCAGACTCCGTATGTTGCCTCTGAGGAAGAATTCCTCAGCGATGCGATCCGCTGGAAAGTGCGCCTCGATTATGGCGTAGCAGCTAACGATTACCGTGGCGGCTACAAAAACGCCGGCGCTTAAGCCTTAACCGCCCGGCCAGTGGCCGGGCAATATTGACTTTTTAGGAGCAAACAAAATGGCTACCAATTACGTACAGCCCGGCGATGTGATCGAGTACACCGCAGGCGCAGACATCTCCAGCGGCGATGTGGTTGTTGTGGGTGACAACGTGGGCATCGCGCTGACCGACATCGCCAACGGCGCCACCGGCAGCGTGCAGATTGCTGGTGTGTTCACCGTGGCAAAGACTTCCGGCACCGCCTGGAATCAGGGCGACAAGGTGGACTACGACGTATCTGCAGGCGAGTTCCACAAGGGACTGACTGCCGCCTCTGGCGACGTTGAAAACTGCGGCATTGCCTTTGCAGCTGCAGCCTCTGGCGATACCACCGCCAACGTGCTGCTGACGCCTGGCACCGGCACCCTCAACTGATAATCCGGCCCGGCTTCGGCCGGGCCACCTGAATTCATAGGGCAATGACATGGCAATGACTACGCACGCACTGGCCGCCAGCGATGGATGGGTAGAGGTAGCAAGCGATAGCGAAACAACCGTCACGTTGCAGGTGCGTGGCTCTGCGCCAGTTTATGTAGCGGCTGCCGCGTCGGCGCCTGGCGCAACGGCGACCGGTTTTGAACTGCACTACGGTCAAGGGCTAACCCGCGATCACCTGCCAAGCGGCGCGATTTATGTGCGTGCTGTTGATGTGGCCACGACCGTTGAGGTGCTTGCGGAGTGAATTCGCCGTTTCGCATTTTCAACCTGTTTGATGCGTTTGAGCTTCGGGCTGGCGGCTCGCCCAGCACCACCTCCCGCTACGTGCCAACCCTG